ATATCTTTTCTGCTTGTTTATCTGTATAGTTATTATGAATATCAATTACCCAATTGCCTTCGTAATATACTCTACTTGTGCCTGACCTGTTTGATGGTTTTACTAACTCTCTTAATTGTAGTAGTGCCTCACCGACCCTAGCCTTAATGTAGGGATCTAACTCTTTTACTTTTCTCATTCTCACTCTCTTTCATTATAAATCTAGGCCGATTTTGTTTAGTTTTGGTCGGAAACTATAAAATAGTTTATTATGATTTCCTGAATCACCTAAATTGGCCATTTGATATAGGTGTACCATTTCATGTCCTAACGTGTCCACAAACTCTCTTTTATCTCTGTATGTTGGTAACATTTCTAACCAATATTGTACAGTGCCTTTTCTCTTCCATGTCCAACACGTCACTTGACCATAACAGAATTTTTTAGACTTATCTTTGTAGATTTTTTTAATAACAATTTCATTAAACGGTGATAGTTTATTTTTAAATACAGTTTTATTAATTAGTTTAAAATAATATTTAATATCTTTGTATGTTGTTCTATACTTCGTTCTACTGGATAATTCTCTCTTTAATATTTTTTTGACTCTTTGATTTGACATTTTTCTCCCTATTATTCAGATAAAAAAAATCACTTACAATCATCTTGTATATCACTACCTTTTAACAAAGAACACTTATATTCTTTGTCTGCTTGTAATCTCATTTCAGCCAAAATACCATCTAATATAGCAGGTAAATAAGCCTGTATAATTTGTATTGACTCTAAAGCAAACTGGTGACCTAACTTAGCCATTTCATTCTCTAGTAACTTAGCAACGTCAGCGTTATCGCCATTTACTTTAGTTTGTATTATGTGACCAATAACTGCTGTATTGTATTCATCAGCCTTAACAGAGCTCATTAAACTCGTTAGACCAAACCATATACTAGCCATTATAATGGTCATTGTAATCAAGTATTTTTTCATAATCTATTCTCCTTTATATTTATTGGTATACAATACACCATTCCGACTATAAAGTCAAGCACTATTTTTTGTTGGGAGGTAAGGGTTTTGGCATGGCCGGAGCGTGTCCGACCATGTAAATTAGCGATTCGGTTACGCTTTTCTCATAAAGTTGTCGTCCCAACCAAAGGTTTCTTTTACCAATTGTTCAGTTAGACCTTTATATTCTTTGTTTAGTCTTTTATCTTTTACGTTTATTAATAACTCAGCCTCTGTTTTGTGTAGGCCTTCTAACATTTGTATAAACAAAGTTTCTTTTTTAGTTTTACTAATTGTATTATCGCCACCTTCAATAAAAAGGTATAGTCTTCTATACTCGTTTCTTAACATGGCATGTTCCGTACCTACTGGTACCTCGTTTGCTATGTAAGGTGGTGTTCCTTCTGGTAATACAAACTTAATTTTAGGATCAAATGCCGCCTTTAAGATTTGTCTAATGTATGGTGAGTCATACTTTCGTAATACTTCCATCTTTTTAGGTTTATCTTTGGCGTTATTGATTTTAGTAAATATCTCATGTACGGTTTCGCCTGCTGTACCAGAGGTACTTGACATAGCCGCCATAGCCTGCTTACTAATTAAGTTCGGGTTTCTTGCTTCTTCAGCCATTATTTACTCCATATATGTTTCAAAAGTCATTAATGTTTTCAATCATTGACTTCATTTTATTATCAATAAAATACGGTAACAGTAGCGACCTGCTTGGTATTTTATAGTTCTTAAATGTATTTATAATGTTTTCCTCTATCGTTAATGGTATCTGTGATAGATCAATTAACTTCTTATTTCTATTATAGTGTTTTTTGGTTTCACTGCCTAATGGTATATTATCTAAATTAGACCATTCTTCTAACTTCTTTTTAGTAATAGGTGCCTGTCTACCACCTCTAACAAACTGGTCATCTGGACTTAGTATGTTAGGTACACCATCTGATCTGTCGCCTTTGATTATTTGTTCTCTTAAAAATTTTATAGGGTCTTCTTGTTCACCAATAAATGATTTCAAAAACGGTGACCATTGATATACATTACCATAATGATGTAGTTGTATAAAGTCTTTGTCGCCTGATATAATTAGGTACAAGTCCTCTGTTTGTTGTTTACATAGTGTGGCTATTATATCATCTGCTTCAGAGTTCTCTACATACATTACAATGTATGGAAAGTTCTTAGCTATTTCTTCTTTGACCTCTGTAATAATTTTAAATATATTATCCCAATCAAACGGACCATCTTGTCTGGCCATTTTTCTACTATGTTTGTATTGTGGAAAGAAATCTCTACGCCAAGGATTACCAGCGTCTGAACATAGTACCATCTGACCATATTCTTCTTTAAATTTTACATTGAAACCTCTTAAAGAATTTAAGACCATATGTCTTATCATATCTTTGTTAGGTTTTACATCACTCTTACCTCTTACTTGAGCCATTAAGTTTGATATTAATACTTGGTTTAAATCAACTAATATCATACTGTATCATCACCGTAATAAGAGCCTTGTATTCTATTTTTTTTATCTTCTATTTTTTTCAATTCTTTTTTCTTGTTATGATTTACTACCAAAAAGGCAATAAAGAAACCTATAATGGTTATTGTACAACCAATTATTCCCATCGCTAATCCGTGTCCTAATGTCATATTATTATTTAGAAGTGGCCCGAAGGCCACTCCCTCAATTGTGTTAGGCGTCAATAGAAGCCACTGTTGCTTTTGTAGGAGCAACGTTGCTAGCATTGTCGTATTTGAAAGGCGTACCGTATAAAGCCTGGATACCAGCAGCTATGATAGCTCTAGTAGGTGTACCCATTCTGTAAACGTGTTTACCTTTTGATTTTGAACCGTAGATCATAAAACCTTCAGCTCTTAAAGTATCAACCATAGCTCTTGGTGATTTTAGACCGTAAGTAGTATTTAAAGCCTTCCAAGATACTGATTGACCTCTTTGTAATAGATTAAGAATTTTTGCCTTTTTAGACAATTTTTTTCTTCCTCTAGTTTCTGTTTTATTTTTATTTAAACCAAACATGATTTTTCTCCTTTTCAATTGGGTTTATATAAACTATTTTACAACCGGTGACGGCGATTCTCGTAAGAATTTTGTTATTCATCTAAATCATCTCCTGTAAATATTGTAGAGTCATTTAGAGTATTTAAATCTTCTTTTACATCTTTACTCAATGGTTTATTGGTCTTTAATGGCTTATCAAGCACTGTACTATAATCTATTCTAGCTGACATGGCACTGCCTTGGTTTTGTTTTAAGTGTACCAATTTGTCGGCAAGTTTCTGTGCTGGGTGTACCATTTCAAAATCTCTATAGACTAGACCTCTAATCATATCAACAACCATGGCCAAGTCTTTTGTAAAACTATTCTTCTCAGTTTTGATAGATAGATCATATAATTGTCTTAACAAGTTCATACTAATATCATCTACTGCTGTTTCTACAAACTGCTTTGTTTGATGATCTCTAATCTTTTTAGCTGCCTTATCGTCTTGTTTACGAGGACCTGCTGTAGACCTTTCAACAATACGATTGGTAGGAAATTGTATGATATTGTCATCAGCCACTATATGATCTCACCCTTAAAGTTTACTTTACCTAAATCAGCAAAGTGTTCTACAAGTTGATTATATCCACCGACTAACTTACCATCAATTTTAATTTGTGGCATAGTTCTTACTTGTTTACCAATGTCTTCTAACATGGCCTGTGGACTATCAAACTCTTCCATCTTTTTTTCAGTGTATTCATAACCTAACGATTTAACTAAATGCTTCGCTTTGTTACAGAATACACAATTGTTTTTACTGTATATTGTTATTTCCATCTTTATTACCTATAAGTTCTTCGTAAGCAATCTTAGCTTTTTCTTTTGTATTATAAGCGTCAACAGCCTCTGCTATTGTGAAGTTGTACATTTTATTGTACTCGCCCATTGGTAAGATTAAGCCAATCCAAACTCTGTAATAATTATTCTTAGTAATTGTTACATCTTTTTTCCAGATTTCATAACCTCTAACAGGTGTATTCTCAATCAAGTTAACAATAGTTGACTCAACCTCTGATACAGTTGTTTTGTTATGGTTTTTACCTAGCTCTGTAATAAATTGTTTGCTAGACTTATTCATTTCGCCTTTGATAATATCAGCCATTTCTGCTTTGGCAATCATCATACCTTTTTCAATAGCTAATTGTAGATCAGGCGATACGGCCGTACCAACACCAAAGATACATACTTTATCTTTGTCTTTACCAAATGTAGAAGTGCCACATGCTTTCTTTTCAGAAAAATCTGACATATACCACTTTGGTACTTCTTTTAAGACTTTGCCACTCTCAGACTTCATCTTATACGTAGAAGAACAATTAGCAACCAACAATCCAGCCACTACAACTCCTACTAGTTTTTTCATCTTATTCATAATTAATTAACCTCACTTTTCACATTATATACCAAATCTTGTAATTTGTCAAGTCCCATTGACAACCAATCTAATGCCTCAGGGGCTGTCATTCCTGTGTAAATTACAAAAACAAGTGAGATTATGATTATATTCTTAATCATTTAACCTCCCATTCACCATTTACCATTAAACATGTCTTTCCTGGTGTCTTAAAAGCATGTTTATCCCGACTATAATATCGGCAATACTCTGGAGCTGACGTATCTCTGTAGTAAAACTGAGCAAATAACTCCCAATAACTTGGTGTATCTATACCTTTTTTACCATCAGCACATTCCATTACTTCTTCTTTTACAATATTGTCGCCTTGTTGTTTAATAATAACTTTTACAAAACAATATTGACCATTTACTTCTTCAGGTTCTATCGTTTTTACTTTTGAATATAATATCTCATCACCATAGGCATAGTTTACAACTATACTTGTCAACATCAATAAGGTAATAAGTAAAATTATTTTTCTCATATAATCAAATCTGTTAAATAAACTAATATAAAAGCTATTGCCATAGCCACAAATATAATTCTACCTGCCAAGGCTGTGCCTTGTAAGTATTTAATCATTAAATTATTCCAATTATCCATTTGTAGGATCCTCAATCCATCTGCCATCTGGTAACTGACAAGCAGTACCAAAGACCATTTTTCTATTTACACCACCAATACCTACCAACGGCCATTGGTTTGTTATATCTATTGTGGCGTCATAGTCTTTACACTTAATTGGCCCTTTTAGATATGTATGATACACTTTAATAATACCACTATTACCTGTTTTGTTATTATACCAATTTGTAAAACTAGATCCGTTAGGACTAGTATTTAAATGATCAACAAATACAGCGTTGTGTACATCATAATCTGAGTTGTACATAATGTTAGCACCAGCAAAAGCACCTGTCACAGCACAAGTAGCTATGACATAAGGGTTATCTACACCTAATGATACACAACCACCAGTGGTTGTGGTAGCACCTAACACAGCACCAGTTTGTGACCTGGTTGCCGTACAATTAGACAACATAACACTAACTATAATTAATAATAATATTCTAAGCATTTAATTTTTTTATTGTGTCGTTAATCTCATACAACTCATCTTCTAATTGTTGTACTTTATTTGACGGTCCGTTAAACTCGTATTGTTCTAACTTCTCGTTTATTTCTTTTTTCTCTGCCTCTAGTTTTTTTATTTGAATATCTTTATTTGTCATATGGTTGTTTATCGTTAGCAATTAATTTACAAGTCGCCTGAATATCATCAATCAATTCTTGTACTTGTTGATCTCGTTCAGGCGTCTTTGGATTATTGTATTTCAGATTGTATAGTCTATCACTTGTGGCTTTTACACCGTCAATCTTTTTACAAAAATCACTAATCTTATGAATCATTATTACCTTTAAACAAAGATTTTAATTTAGACCACATTTCAGCATTCTTAACTTTTTGGTCTGCCCATACTTTAGTTTGATAGTCAATAGTCTTTTGCTTTTCATTACCAATAAAAGTTACAACTTTAGATGGCAATTCACTTACATTATTAGCAAA